ACTCCCCCGGAACCTTCCTGGCAGGAATCTGAATGGCAATCCGTGCGGGATCGAGGACAGGCCAATATGATGGTCGGTGACGTTTTCGTGAGCGTCGAGGATCAAAGCAAACCGTTCCCGCGGGATCGCGTGGAATACGGCCGCAGCCAATGGAAACAGCGGCAAATGCAAATCGGGATGGAAACGCCTGATTTCGGGCGTGTGGATGTATTGAAGCGGCTGATTCGGAAAGACCGGGAAAAGTTGAAATCTGCCGGAGTCACGGAAGAGAACGGAACGCCGGTGGATCTGCGCCAAGGGCAATCATCTTTCTCCATCGGCCGGGCCTCCGTCACGCCATCGGCGGAAACCCGGACCTTCCAAGGCGCGGAAGGATCGCCATCGGTGATCGGCCCGGCGTCGTTCGCCATTGGTGCCTGGCACGGCACGCCGCACAAGGTGGACCGGTTCAGCCTGGACAAGATCGGCACCGGCGAGGGCGCGCAAGCGTATGGCTGGGGGCTGTATTTTGCCCAAAATAGGGGCGTTGGTGAGGAATACGCAAGGACTCTCGGAAGCGAAGGATTCAACATTCTTGGAACATTTGATGGGAAGCCAGTGCGTCAATCTGATCCATTGCCGCCAACTGATTTGATGGATGGAAAGGATTGGGGTGTTTTTTTGAGAATTGCGCAACGCGGGGAAGCCGCTGCAATTCGTTCGATTGAAGAACTGAATATCAGTGAAGAGGCAAAAAAGGATGGAATTGCACGAGTCAAAAATCTGGCTAATCGTGTAGGACCGCCACCCGTTGGCAATCTCTACCGCGTGGAACTCGATATGGAGGATTCCGATCTTCTGGATTGGGACGGGCATGAACATCCTGAAAAAATCAAAGGCATCCTTCGCGGAATTTTTGGAGAGTATGGATTTGGCGGAACCGGTTCTACCATCTACCGAGAATTGTCCGGGCCAATCGGTGAACAGTTTGGCGGAGGATCGCCGGAAAAAGCTGCTTCTTTGTTGGCATCCGCAGGCATCCCCGGCATCCGCTACCTCGACGGCAATTCCCGCAATCGTCCATTCAATGACATCAAGCGAGACTTTCTAAACGTTCTTCCTGAAAATGCAGAGTTTGATGACGTACAGCTGGCAATCAATGATGGCGCATTCAACCAAAGCCAAGTGGCGTTTCTCAATGCATTAAAATCAGATGACTGGCTGGGTTTTGACTATCCAGCACAAGCGATCAGCGCAGCGCTTTCGGATCAGATTAGCAATTGGGAAACAAGTGCCGCGTTGGTTGATTCGATCAAGCTACTGCGCGGGCAGGTTTCTTACAACTATGTCATTTTTGACGAATCCAAGATCCGCATCACGGAAGAGAACGGAACGCCGGTTTCAGTTCTTACTTCCAACTCGGCACTTGGCACTTCTGGCGGAGCCAGCTTCGCCATGTCCACGCCCGGCCTGATGCGGTTGGAAGCGGCGATTGCCAAGCGCATGACGCGCGGGCCTGACGAGCGCGCGGAGTTTTTCCAACGGCTGCGGGACCGGTTGGCGGCCACGGTGCTGCAACTGCGCGAAACCAAGCGCAACTTGGCCACGGACATTCCGGACGCGGAGCGCGAGCGGAACCGCATCCGGGACGCGATGGCGGAGGCGCAAGCGGTGATCAAGGCGCTGCCGATGGAAGCGCGCGGCCGGGTGCCGTTCTCGGTGAATGACATCCTCGATGCCGACACGGAGCGCGGGCAAATCAACGGCATCATCCGCCTGATCGACAAGGCGGACGAAGCACTGGAAACCGTGCTGCTCAAGGAATACCGCGAGGCGTTCGAGACGCTGCTGGATCTGGCGAAACCGGACCTACGCCAAAACAAGACCATCCGCGGCCGGCTCACGCCGGAAACGCAAAAGCTCGTCGGCAAGGTGCTGGAAGCCACCATCCTGACGCCGGCGGAACTGGCGGTGAAGCTGACCGCGAAGCAGGCGGAAATCGACACGCTGGAAGCGACGAATCCCACGGAGCCGGAGGCGATCAAGGCCGCCCAGGCGGAACTGATCTCGCTCTATGAGGACCAGACGATTCTCGAAACTTTCGGTGCCTTCGGGAATCTGGACGCGGAGGCTACGGCGCGCGCCTATGAGCAACTGCAATCGATCTACATCCGCGGCCGTACCGCCCGGAAGATTGTGGACGAAGCACGCCGCGCGGAACTGGACGCCGCGAAATACGAACTGCTAAACACGCTCCCGGAGATTTCCCAAGCGCAACACGCGGAGCGCATGGCGGAAAAGGGCATCGGCGATCTGGCGGAAAACTTCCGCTTGGGCATGTCGTCATTTCATCAGGTGATGGAATTCCTTTTCCCGCGGTCCACCGTGGCACGGGATTTCCAAGATCGGGTGCGCAAGGCGGATCGTGGATTCACGCGGGCCAAGCTCGCCGCCAAGGACCGCTTTGACGCGTTCACCTTCGGCGTGTGGAACCTCTCCGGAGCATCCCGCAACCGGAAGCGCAACCGCATCCTCGCCGATCTCTCCACGCTGCGGAGCGATTGGGGAATCAATCTGCAAGAGGGCGTGGCCTTCGCTTCGGAAAAGCTTACGGAGGAGCAAGCCGCGGCCATCGTCACCGGGCTGATGAAAACCGGCTGGGAAGATGATCCCATCGCCATGACCAGCCTGCGCCAAGCGCTTGCGGATTTCCGCATGCAACGGCTCAAGGCTCAGAATGAGGACAAGCGTTTCACCGCCACGGTGATCCGGTTCCAGCGTCTCACGAAGCGCGGCAAGCCCGGCCCGCTGGTGGCCAGCGATTTGCAAGCGCTCTATTTCCTGCAACTCTACGCTCAGGAGCAATACCGCCCGGCGCTGGACAAGTATGGATTCACGGAAGAAGTGATCCAGAAAATGGAAGCCAAGATGAATCCGAAGGCGCGCGATCTTGGCGACTTCCTGCGCGACGAATACGACGCGGAATGGTCCCGCATGAATCCGGTTTACCGATCGATTTACGGATTGGACATGCCGAAGATCCGCAACTACGCGCCCGGCAGCTTCGAGCACCTGGACGCGAAGGGACCGGGAACGGATTCCACCATCGATCCGAACGGCGCGCCCGCCGGCGTCAATGCGATGTCCGCTGGATTCACAAAAGCCCGGACGCACCACATGGCGCGGCCGGTGCTGACGAATGCGCTGGCGAAGTACTGGAGCCACATGGAGGCCACCGAGTATTTCATCCACTACGCCGAACTTGTCCGGGATGCCCGGCAGGTTTTCCGCAATCCGGAACTCCGTCGGCGCATCGAGGGCATCCACGGTGCCGGTGTGGCCAAGCTGTTTTCCCAATGGCTGGACGCCATCGAGGTGGATGGAAACTTCCGCGCGGTTGAAATGCAGGCCTTGGCGGAACTCGCGCACCGGACGTTGGCCACGCAATCCGCGGTCGGGCTGGCGTTCAACGTGGGCGTGCTGTTCAAGCAGGCGAGCGCCGCATTAGGCGTCATGCTGGAAATGCCGGCCAAGCAGGCGGCCACAGGGTTCATGCGCGCATTCCGGAATCCCGCCGCGCTGAAAGCCGTCTGGAACTCGGACGCGGTGCAACAGCGCATCCTCGCCGGGATTTCGCCGGAAGATCGGCGCTTGCTGGATGCCGGGAAGGCCAATCCCTCGCTGATGATGGAGCTTCTGGAACTCGGCCGACTTCCCATCGCCTACGCGGATGCCGCGTTCACCACGCTGTCCGCATCGGTCGCATACGCCTACCACCACGGGGAAGCCATCAAGGCGGGACTGAGCGCCACCGCGGCGGAAACCTCGGCACTGGCTGCCGCCTCGCGCGTGATCGAGCGCACGGCGCAACCTGCCACCACCCAGGACAAGAGCATGGCGGAACTCACGGCCAAGGGATTTGGCAAGTTCCTCTTCATGTTCAAATCCGATCCCCGGCAAAAGCTGGCCATCGTGGCCAATGCGCTGGCGGATGCGAAATCCGGCCGCATGAGCAAAACCACCGCCGCGCGGAAACTCCTGTGGGGCTGGGCCATTTACGGGCTGATGAATGAACTCCTGACGGACATCTGGGCCGGGATCTCACGCGATGATGACGATGAGGACCGCTGGGCATGGCAAGACTACCTCGCCGCCATGGTGGCGGGTCCGGTTTCTGCCGTGCCGCTCTACGGGCAGGCCGTGGAATGGATCGCCCGCGCGAGCATCGGCACCCGCGGCTATGTGAACAGCCCGAACCCCATCGACCAAATCACCCGCATTCCTGCCACCGCCAAGAAGCTGCAACAATCCATCGCCCAGGACGGCGAGGAATTCGAGGTGGGCGACATCCTGACCGCCGCGCAACAACTCAGTGCCGCCAGCGCCATCGTGGTTTCCGATCCACGCTTTGCCATCGTGCCCGCCGCGCTGCGCGTCGCTCGGGACGCCTACGGCATGGCCACCAACACGGTGGGCATGCTCACGGAGCCGACCGCGGACGAGAACCGGCTGGAAATCATCCGCTCCATCGCGGAGGATCAGAAAGCCATCCGCGACGGCAAGGCGGAAGCCACCGCCGCGCTCGTCAAGGATCTGGCCAAGCTCCCGCCCGCCGATCTCCAGCAACGTCTCGCCCGGCTGGATGCGGACACCCGCGCCACCGTCACACGGAAACTGCGCGCCGCTCAAATGACCGCCAGCGAAGCCGCACTGGAAAAGCTGACGAAGGAGAACCGGAAAGCCGCCATCGAGCGCATCACCGCCGGCATGGGCGCGGAGGAAAAATCCGCCTACCTCGCCCGCCTGAAATCCCTCGGGCTGGATTAGGCTTTCCCCCGTTCAATTCCACGCGCGCGCCTGTGTTTCTACGGTAGGCCATGCGCATCCTTCTCGCCTACCTTGCCACTGCCGCGCTCGCATGGTGCGCGGCATTGTCCGGAAACAAGATCTCTGCGGATGGAACCTACACGGTTTCCACGCTGCCCGGCAAACGCTACGTCTTTGCCGCCAGCGGGGATTTCGGCTCCGGTTCCCTCGCCATCCAGTGGAACGACGGCACCACCGCCACCGCGTTTTCCAACTCCCCTGCCACCGCCGCGGAAACATGGACCTTCACCGCCCCATCCCGGCAGGTCGATCTAGTGCTTTCCGGATCTACTGCCGCGGACATCACTGTGGGAATCTCCCTGGTGGATGGCACGGACGCGCTGGTTGAATCGGCGGACACGTCCACCACCGGAGGCGCAAATAAAATCCCTATTTTTGGGGCAACGGGAGACCTGACTACCGGAGCATGGAATAACGACAACGTCATTGGAAGTCCCGGCGGCAATTTCTGGTTCCCGGACAAGCGCGGTGTGAAGTGGCTGGACCGGACTGGTGCGGATTCCGGTGCGCAAGTTTATATGTGGGAGGACCACGACGCCGATGGCGGTGAACTGATTGTGGAATCTCCACATCGCATCGCTCTTGTTCAAGGTGAGCAAGGGGCCATTCAAATCGGTCTGACTCGGGCGACCAACACTGTCTCATTCACCTACCTCCAGCAACGCTACGATGCCACTTCATTGGTTCCGCTAGGTGAGTCGCAGCCGCTCATGTTCAACTCGACATGGTGGAATGGCTCAAAAGTATCCGCCACGGGCTTTGTTGGCATGCAGGGCCGTGTCAGGGCCAGCGACGGGCAGCAAGAGCTTGCTTTTTTTGCCGGGTCCACATGGCCGGATTCGCACACGGCCACTGATGCGACGATGCCGGAAATCGTGGCTGTCACCCCGGAAGGGCTGCGCGATCCCGGAAACTATCCAGCGTTTGCAGGACTCACGGATGGAGCCACTGTCACCATTACTTGCGCGAAAACCAAGGCATCTCAAAACCACTATGTCACGCTTGCAGGATCGCGGACGCTGGCGTTTTCCGGTGCCGAGGCCGGGATGCGCGGAACCATCCTCGTCTCTCAAGATTCCGTTGGAAGTCGCACGTTGACGCTTCCGGCAAACTCCGCCACTCAATCCGGATTTGCGCTCTCCACCGCCGCATACAAGGTGGACAAAATCGACTGGGTGTATAGCGGAACCGACTACTATTTCACCATCGACAAGGACTTCATTCTTCCGGTTGACGCCGACGCTCAGACGTTCCTCACAGCCGCCAGCATTTCTGCCGCGTCCACCGAAGGAATCGCCATCAACAATCTCGTCAAACAACTCAAGTCTGACAACGTGTGGACCGAGTTGCTCGCAGCCTATCCGGTCGTTGGCGGAAATTCTACCGCGCACAGCAAGGATCTGAAGGCGACCTACAACGCGACGTTTGGCGCGGGAGTTACCCACGACGCAAACGGCATCACCGGCACCGCCGCAAGCACGTCGTGGCTCAACACGGGCATCAATGTGTCTGCGCTTGGGCGGAAGGACTCTATCGGCATGTATGCCTACTCGAAGACATCCGCATGGACGGATTCAGGGAGGTTGTTCGGAACATCGGTGACCAATGGAAGGCTTTACGTTTCACGGACAGGCACCACGCTGCTTGGTCACGGACCTTGCTCGGGAACGCTAAACACAGCATCCATCGCATCTATTTCAGACTATAAAGGTCACTACTGGTGGGGACGCGCATCGTCCACATCGGCAACAATTCGATTCAACAGCTCCAGTCAAACGGCGACGGACACATCCAACTCGGCACCCACGGAACCGATCACGTTCCTCGGAATGAATGCAGGAAGCGGGACTGTTGCGAATCCCACAAACGCCAACCTCGCATTCTGCGCCGTGACCACCGGGGACATCGACGCGACCAAATGGTCCGCTTTGAAAGCCGCCGTTGACGCATTCGAGACGGCGCTCGGAAGACAGAACTAAATACAAATTACTACCATGAAAAAAGACCAACTGCTGGGCCAAATCCGAACGGCGCTGACAGCGCTGGGAACCATGCTGGCCACATGGGGAGTCAACGACGGCAACCAGTGGGCACCGGTTACCGGGCTTGTCATCGCCATCCTTTCCGCCACCTGGGGCATCCTACACCACCGCGATCCGGCTACGCCGGGGAAGCTGTCATGGAGTCTCGTCCGGAAGGCATTGAATGCGGCAGGGGCCGCGGCAATCACCTACGGCTATCTGAATCCGGAAAAAGTGCAGGGAATCGAAATGCTGTTCGCGGCCATGGGTCCGCTGGCGGCATCGATGTTTTCATGGATCGACAATTCCGCCGATGACATCCCTCCCGGGCCGGATGGTCTCCACATTCTGCTTTTGCTCGGCACTCTGTGTTTCCTGCTCCCCGGCTGCGCCGGCGTTCCTTTGCGCGTGGATAGCGATTTCGGCACACTTACCACGGACGCCAAGGGAGGCATCACATTCGCTCCGCGCGCCGGAATCATCCATCTTCCGATCCACTCGGAAAAATGATCTCCGCGCTCATGCAACATATCGGGGCAATGGGCCAGTTTCTCGTAGGGATCACGGCATTCCTGACGATGGCCGGAGGGTTCACGCTCTGGGCGTGGTCGATGCTGCGCAAAATCAAGCGCGAGGTCATCGAGGCCACCAGCGCCCACATTTTTCGCATCATCCGCACCGCCTTGGAACGCGAAGCCGGGCGGCATGATCCATCGGAGTATTACACGCTGGAAATTGCCTTTGAAGGCGGCCACGTCATGGCCGTGCCGATGTTCAACGGCACGCGGATGCTGATCGCCGAAAATGTGGAAATGGCCGTTTCCGATCACACGAAAACCCAAACCGAACTTGGCCTGTGGTGCGAGGGCATAGGCAGCCTGGTGCGGCACCGCCACATGGAATCTTGTGAGACGGTACACGTCGAGCGCGGGACGGTCACTTGCCTTGAAACTGGCGTGATCTACCGCGCCGGCGATGTGTGGCATATCGAGCAAGGGGAATGGCACAGCGCCACATTCCACGACTGCTATTGCCGGATCATCCACCGCCCGCCGCTTCTCACCGCCGCGGTTCGCCCCATGAATCTCCAAGCCATCCCCAATGTTTTTCCGGAAAAGTCATGATCCACATTGAAAAAGATCCCACCCTTGGCGTGCTGCTGATGCAGGAAGCACTGAAAGCCCGCGGCCTGTACAATGGCAAGCTGGACAACTGGCCCGGCCCGCGCTTCGAAGACGCGCTGGCGGCCTTCCAGCGTCAAATGCTTCCCCGTCCACCGTCTGATGACATCTCGCGCAAGATCAGCGCGGACGGCTTGGCGCTGATCAAGGAATTCGAGGGGCTGTTTCTGGAAGCCTACCAAGACGGCGGCGGCGTGTGGACCATCGGATGGGGGCATACCGGACTTTTCCACAATGACGGCACAGTGCATCGAGGTCGCAAGATCACGCTGGAAGAGGCGGAAAACCTTCTCGAATACGATCTCCGCGTCTTCTGCGCCCGCGTGAAACAGTTCATTACTGTGGAACTGAATGATGACGAATTCGCCGCGCTGGTGTCCTTCGATTTCAACACCGGAGGACTCGGGGATTCCACCCTGCGCCGCCTTCTCAACGAAGGCAAACGCACGGAAGCCGCCATGCAGTTCACGCGCTGGAACAAAGACAACGGCCGCGTGCTCCCCGGCCTCACTCGCCGCCGGCAAAGCGAACGCAATCTGTTCCTCGGCAAGCGCCCGTTCATCGTTCCGTGAAGGTCGATTTCATCGGAACTTTGTCAGAACGAATTTTGCAACACGATGAAAATCTGTGAATCTTGCTAGGTTCGAATCCTAGTGAGGCTACTTGCGACACGCTGCAAGACTTGCCTGAATGCTGGAAAACCAAGGGTTTCAGGCGCTGGCGGTTTTCTTGGATGGTTCCGAACGTGGCGTTTCATCGGAACAAATCGGAACACCTGGGCGCATGTTGAACCATTGGTTTCCGACTTCCTCGGGTTGGGGATTGTGGTAGTGCCGTTGGAGCATGGCGACGCTGGTTCCCATCTCTTCGGCGACTTGGGCTAGGCTGCGGATCTGGGCGTTCCGATAAGAGCCGTAGCTGTGGCGGCAAATGTCTTTTGGCCATGGGCCGGTGAAGATGGATTTGCCAAGGCGGGCGAGTTCCTTGGTGCGCGTGGGGTTGTCAAGGCACACGGGGCCGGTCATGCCGGGTTGAATGCCTGCCCACTCCAGCCACGCGCGGGCGGCGTCTGACATGGGGATGACGCGTGGGAATCCGACCTTGGAAACCTCGGGAGCGATGCGGATCACGCCGAACTGGAAATCGATTTCTTCGCAGTGGATGCCGCGTTTGGTGGATTTCTTGCTGACGCCTGGGG